GAAGAAGAATTAACAGCAGAAGACTTCGAAGGTATCCAAAAATGGTTATTTGGTATGGACGGATATAAGCCATTGCGAATAGACCAATATGACATGGAATCCGTTGTGTTCTATGCAATATTAAATTCTCCCGAAATAATCAGAGTAGGAAATAAAATACAAGGGTGTAAATTTCATGTTGTATGCAATTCTCCGTTTGGATTTACTTTTCCAAAAACTTACACTTGTTCTTATGGCTCATCTGTTGTAGACGCAACGGAATCTTTTTACAATTCATCTGATGATACCTCAAATTATTTATATCCAACCTGCGTTATAACTATGAATAATATCGCGGGTAGTGTAACTATAACAAACCAGACAGACAACAATAGAGTTTTTGAAATAACAGGTCTTCAAGCTAATGAGGTTTTAACAATAAACAATTCTTTACAGACTATTTCTTCAAGCACAGGATTAAAGAGACTAGGAAATTTCAATAAGCATTGGATGAGGTTTGTCCCATATTTGAATACGTTACATGTTCAGGGAAACGTTGAATCTATCGTTATGACTTATTCGGAAATTGTTAAGAAAATTGGCGGATAGTATCATGAAAATAATACTATAAAGGAGGTTAGATGTATCAGTCATTTGATTACTTCGGTCAACCCGAAATCCCCTACATTATTTTAACGAATCCGGATAAGACAGAAATTTTTTCTTTAGGACTAGCATACGAAACTAAATTATCCAAAAAATTCAATGCTCTGTCGGAATTCTCGTTTGTATTTCCCAAGTCAATAGATGGAGGTATTACAAATTTAGAAGGATATGAGTATATAAAGAACAAAAGATTAATTTTATTGGAAGGATTTGGATATTTTCAAATTACTAACGCTCAGGAAGACTCAGAGGGTGATACTCCAGTAATGATAGTTGAATGTAAATCTTTAGAATCTGAATTGATTCAAAAAAGAATTACAAACTACGGCGGAACATTAAAACTATATGACATCATATCTCCAGAAGGAACAATTCTTCAGAATATGATTGAGTTAGCTCCTAATTATTCTGTAGGAACTATTAGTGCAGAATTATTAACTAGGTACAGAACTTTTAATGTTTCAGATACTAATATATATAATTTCTTAATGACTGATGTAGCTGAAGCTTTCGAGTGTATTTTTGAATTTGATACTTTTACTAGAACAATTAATGCTTACTCAATATCCGAGGCAACCTTGGAAAGCGATATATTTCTTAGCTTTAATAATTTGATTTCAAAGGCATCTTTTTCGGAAAAATCGGATGAAATTACAACTGCATTATCTGTTTTTGGAAATGGGAATTTAAATATAAATTTAGTTAATCCTTTGGGAACAAGCTACATTTATAATTTTGATTATTATAAAACTACTGACTGGATGACTCAAGGCTTGGTCAATGCTATTACAACGTGGGAAAATCTGGTTGCCTCAAAGCAAGGAGAATATGCAACGGATTTGACTTTGCTTTCTACTTACAACGGAGAATTACTAGTTCTTCAGGCTGAATTGGCAAATTTAAATTCTGAATACTTGGCTCTTGAAGGAATTCAGAAAGCTAGAATTCAACAAAATCTTCCTTATGCAGACGTTACAGTTTTACTAAACGATAAACAAGCAGAAATAGATTCTCAAAACACATTGATTTTAAATAAGAATACGCAAATAACCACAGTTACAAATCAACTATCTGCTATAAACACAATGGTTGGTTTTGAAACGAACTTTACTTCCCCTCAGTTATTGGAATTGAATAATTTTATATATGAAAATACATATAAAAATGACAATATAATTCAAACCGATAGTATGACTTTAGTAGAAATTCAAGAAGCCGCTCAGTCACTATATGACCAAGCACTAAATGTTCTTTCGAGAGTTAGTCAACCGAGATATGAAATTGAAATGGATTCCGTCAATTATACTGTAATAGAAGACTATCAAATATTTACTTCTCAGACGGAAGTAGGTACAGAAGTCATTTGTGAAATAAATGATGGAATTTATATAACTGTTGTTTTATTGGAAATGAATGTTCAGTTTGATGACCCTGAATCGTTTTCTTTAGTCTTTAGTAATAGACTTCGACTAGATAACGGTAATTTTACTTACAGTGATTTAATTGGTCAGCTTGTAAAAACGGGTTCAGCGGTATCATTCGATTCTGTTAATTGGTCTAACTGGACTAATGATTATAAAAACGATGTAACCACGTTTATAACATCAGCTTTAGATACAACAGTAAATAATTTAATAAGCAATAATTTACAAGAAGTATTAATTAATCAAAACGGGCTGAGGGCTAGGCAATCTGATGGTATGGGAGGATATAGTCCAAAACAAGTCTGGTTAGTTAATAACATGCTTGCGTTCTCTGATGATGGATTTCAAACAGCTAAATTAGCTCTTGGAGAAATATCTGTGCCGGGGGGAGGAACGGCTTTCGGTGTTGTAGGAGATTATTTAATCGGAAGAATTTTGGCTGGTAACACTCTAACAATAGCAAATGATGCTAATAACTTTATATTAGACCAAACAGGCGCAACCCTTAATAATGCTAAATTTACATTGGCAACCACTAACACCAAAATATTTATTGACCCGACTGCAACAAATAATTTTGTTATTCAGAAAAACGAGGGCGGTACTTTTGTTGATAAATTCTGGGTTGACAACACAGGTAATGTAAACTTCTCCGGAACATTATCTGGTGCTAATGGAAGTTTTAGTGGAACAGTATCAGCCAATGTTGGTAGTATTGGGACATTAGTTATTGATTCGAATGGTCTTAAGACATCAGATGGTGTTAATTATCTTAGAGGTAATGGAGATTTAAAATGGGGTGGTCTCAATATATCTGGAGGAAGTGCAACATTTACAGGAAATATTTATGCTGATAAATTAGTTGGCGCAGTTAGTTACACGCAACTTACAGACATACCCGCAACTAAAATAACATCTGGAACAATGAGTGGAAATAGAATATACGGTGGAGGGGCTGTTTTATCATCTATCGCTCCCGTATCCGGCTCTTTAAATATAAATGGAACTATGTCTGTCATAGGAAGCGTTTTAGCAACATCCATCACGGCTAATAGTAGCATCTACTCTAACCAATATTATGCGCCATCGGGAACAGGAGTCAGTGGCAATCTAACGGTACTAATTCCCGGAGGAGGGAGTAGAACGTTAAGGTTTAGTGCCGGAATATGCTATGGATTAATTTAGGTTATTTTTACTTGACAAAAACGTGAAAGTATGGTAAAATTAGTTATTGATTAAGTAAAAACCATTCTACATAATAAGAGGTAAAAATGTTCAACATTAAAATGTTATCCGTTATGGCTATGTTTCTCATTAGTTGTTTTTCTTTTAGCGTCGATGATATATACTCTGGAAACACATGGGGTAATACCTACAAGTTAAAAAATGATTCTTCAGTATATTATGATTCCGAAAAAACATTTTCGATATATACATTAAATGAAACGGACGAGGTGTACTGTTATGACAAAGAAGTAGGAGAAACAATATTTTGTTGGTATCTTTTCAATGCAGAAAAAGAACCAATTGCGGGATGGATATATTATAGAAATTTGGAGAAAGTAAATGAGCAAAGAGATTGACGAAAGAACAAATTCAATAATAATTCAATTAGATTCTTTTTTGAACTCAATCGAAGTGAGAGGTGCTTCGGTTGAGTTTTTATTTAAGACAAGATTACTTTTAAAAGATTTAAATGAATTTCTAAAAGAAAACTATTTTCAAAAAGAATTGTCTGAAGAAGAGAAATTAAATAAGGAGGTTTAATGTCAGGATATGTAACATTGGCTACAATAAACTCTCTTGAAGAATTTGGGTTTATAGCAGGGACAGATTATTTAATAACATTTAATGTATTTGAAGCAAATGGAGTAACTCCTTTAGATATGGGTGGCGCAACAGTTAGATGGGTGATGGCTCCATATGGAAGAACATCATATAACGTACTTCAACGGACAGGAACAATTACAGATGTGGGAATATTTACTGTTGAAGTTCCAAGTGCGTCTACCGCATCATTAAGTGGAAAGTATATTCATCAACCGATTATAACAAGTTTTGCCGGCAGCGAATATAGACCCGGACAAGGAGTTCTTATTTTAAGCCCTAGAATTCCAATTGTTTAAGACATTAAAGACAGGATAGAATAGATTAATTACCTATTTGAAAAGTGACTCTGCACTTCCTGTCTTTTGTCATTTATTCAGAGAACAGAGAAAGGAATAAAATATGGATAACAGTTTTAGAAAGATGCAATTTTCTGGTATCTATGAAATTAGAAATTTGTCGAATAATAAACGATATATTGGAAGTTCATATAATATACACAAACGCTGGTTGCAACATAGGTGGGATTTAGAAAATAAAAAACATCATTCTAGGCATCTTCAACTATCTTGGGATAGATATGGTTCAGATAATTTTCAAATATTTGTACTAGAAAAAACAGGTATTGAAAACCTTGAAACAAGGGAAAGATATTATGTGGAATTCTATGAATCAACAAATGGGGAATTCGGATATAACGAAACAAGTGGGGGTAAAGGGTGTCCAGATAGAAAAGTAGCCATTGAATCAAGAGAAAAAATATCTAATTCCAACAAGGGGAAAAGGCATTCTGAAATTTCCAAAACTAGAATATCTGAAGCTGGTATCGGGAGAAAGCATACCAAAGAGACCAAAGAAAAAATGTCAAGTTCTAGAAGAGGGAAGCCAATATTTGCATTAAGGGGGAGGCCTTGCCCAGAACATGTTAAGGAAATTGTCAGAAAAACTCATCTTGGTAAAAAGAGAAATCCTGAAGTTGGAGATAAAATATCTTTATCTAAGATAGGAATAAAAACAAATAGAAAAACAAGCAGTAAATATGTTGGAGTAAGCAGAGTCGGAGATAATAAATGGAAGGCTTATATTTCAGTAAATAAAAAAAGAATAAACTTGGGGAACCACAATACAGAAGTTGGGGCGGCAATTGCGTATAATGAGGCCGCATTAAAATATTTTGGTAAAAATGCAAATTTGAATATTATACAGGAGGATTAAATCATGGCAGTAACGTACTATAGCGCAAATTTGTTATAAAGTTTGCCTTTACAGTGATGTAATGAAAATAAACATAGTGAACTATCAAATGATAGGTGTATATTCAACAATTGGATTCGTAGGAAATGACGAATAATGAATATGCTAACAGGGAAACTCTAAAGGTGAAAATCTACGACAATCCTGTGCCAAGGGACGCGAAACGTTCAAGGTGAAACGACCATTCCGAAAGGAAGTAGATTTACAGTGAAATTCTGTATTTCGAAGTGCTATGCTCTGATGAAAATTAGATGAAGATATGGTCTAGTCCCTATAATAAATATCGGGAAACCGAGGGTATAAACGAGACTTTTAGATAGAAATTTTGGTGGAACAGCATATACAGTTCCTACAACATATTATTTCGGATTAAGCACAACGACTCCTCAGATAGACGGAACAGGTGTAACAGAACCTAGCGGTGGTGCGTATGCAAGAGTGGGTCTGGTAAACGATAAAACAAGTTGGGGGAACGCATCAAACGCTTCTCTTTCGAACATTGCCGCAGTTACATTCGTTGAAAGTACAGCTTCATGGGGAACTGTGACTTATGTTGTTTTGTATGACGCTCTTACTTCTGGTAATCTTTGGTGGTTTGATGTGTTGACACCATCAAGAACAGTAGCCAGCGCAACAACCGTATTGTTTGCTATTGGAGCAATTACAGTTCAAATGACAAATTCATAAGGGGGAACTTATGAATAAAAACGAAAAAACATTTCGTTTAGTTAATAAAACAAATCAATCATTTTCCATTATAATAGCAGGTTTTGAATATGCCGCAACATTACTTGCAAACATAAGAATAAAATCAAGAATTATAACTACAATGTCTTTATTCGTTAAAGGTTATTCTGCTATAACAATTAAAAAGGTTAGAGTTTTAATTTCTCAAGTAAAATTAATTGTTAAAATAGTCCAAACAATAAATGGAAGAACGATAAAGTTATTGACAACTTTTAGGCAGAGAATGAAAGCTGTTGTAATTGTTTATCTTAGAAACCCCATTCTTTTTGTTTCAAAAGCAAGGCAAAAAATAGTTTCTATTATAAATGAGGGAAGACTAAGTGTTACAACATCTCCGGTGTTTGTTATTTTATACACATTAGGACATTGGGATGTGTATACGTTACTACCTTTAGATTCAATGACACTTGGAGATATGGACTATACAATTGTTTAGTCAGAAAGGAGAATTTTTAAAATGAGTTCAACGACTCCATATTTAGGTTTAGTTTTATATGACTCAACAACAGACCAGTCCGTTTCTTTCGCAACATTTAGAGCGGTATGGGGAGGCCCATCGCTCACAAGTAATTTCTATAAAATAGATACTGCATGGGGAGGACTAGATTCCAGAATAGATATTTTAGAGGCATATAGAGGAGCGATTCCAGTTCCTGCACTATACATCTCGGCAAATTATTATGAAGCAAATTCTATTTCGGCAATAACAGCGTATACCACCGGAATGACGATTATCGTAAGTCTAGATACAACTAGCTCCGGAACAGTTACACTTAACATAAATGCGCTTGGAACAAAATCTTTAATGAAAGTTGATTCCACAGGTGCGGCTATCAATCTAACTGGTTCGGATTTAGTAAAGGGAAGACAATATTTATTTATTTATGATGGAAGCAGATGGTTATGGGTTTCCGCAAACAGCGCAGACCAAATTCAGATAGTGGGTACTGCCGGAAATTTCATAAAAATAGGCTCTACAAATAATTTAGAAGACAGTGGATATACTTATTCCACATTTGCCGTAGCCGCGAAAGGCGTTACCAATGGAGATAGTCACGACCATGTAGGAGGAGACGGTGCTCCAATAACAACATTGACTCAAAATGTCTTGTTAACTGGTATTATAACTCCTTCTCAAATAACAAGTAACCAAAACGATTATAATCCAACATCATTATCTACATCTTCAGTTTTGAGATTATCCAGTGATGCCAGTAGAAATATAACAGGTTTACAGGGTGGTGCAAGCGGGAGACTAATTATACTTCAAAATGTTGGAAGTTTTGATATTGTTTTGATAAA